TGTATTCAAAAATGGATAATGAGCATCATTTAAATATGGATAATCCACACCAACACCATCAGTATCAACAAATCCATAAGGATATAAATCTCTCCATCTAAAAAGTGCATTTGTTGTTGAGTAATAAGCATAATCAGGAATACCAACAACGTTGATCGAACTACCTTCTTCAATATAATCAGAAAATGCCCTTATTTGTATTGTCCTATGTGGTTGGTAAAAATAACCATATTGATTTGTTGTTGGTAATGTATTATCCAACTTAAACCAATTTTCATTATACGTGATTTTATGTTGATACGTTGAAATTACTCTTTCGAATTGTTCAAAGTTATTCCATTCACAATAATCTCCGTCGATAGTATCGCCAGACGTTAGTAAGTCATTATAAACAAATGGTCCATTACCGAGTAATGAATTATATTGACTTTGGTTTAAAGAAGTGCTTGAGTTTGGGTTATTTTGATCCCACCATATTTGAGGGTTACCTTTATCTAAAAAAGTATTGAATTTCCATCCTTGTTTTAGTTTTTGGGTCCATCCAAAATACCCTCTCCACACCGTTGTAATAAACAATTCACTAACAGGTCTTTTTTGATTGTCCCTTAAATTCAAAGTATTTACATCACAATTAAAAGATAATGTATAAGATCTTGCACCTTCTTTAATTGAGTTTCTTTTTCTTTGGTCGGGGGTAAGTGATTTTATCTCACACTTTTGTTTGATATTATAAACGTTTTGCTCATACCCCGCATTGGTTAAAACGGCGCAATTTGAGTCGGTAAGTATTTTATGTTTTCTAACATAATACTCACTAATAGTATCAGCAGAATTTGCAGGATTTATTACTCTTTTGAATGTTCCTTGATTTAAGGTTTGAAATGTAGTTCCTGTGTATCCAACATTTTGAATATTAAAAATATAATTCTCAGACCCAGACCCACCGTCCCCCAAACTAGTAACTTGGAAAAAAGAATTTCCATTATAGTTTGTTGAAAGTAAAACAAATTCACCAACACTAAGTCCATGAACAACAGGACATCTAAAACTAATAAATCTTGTTTGTATGTTGGTTCCAACTTCAATAATATAAGGTAATCCGTCACCTGATGTCCAATTCCATGAAAAATTCGTGTTGGGTTGAACCGCATACATTTGTTTATTGTAATCGTTTGTAAATGCATAACTTATGTAATGAGACCAATTATATGTTGTTGCACTAACTGATTTGAAATTCAAATGGTTGTTGGGGGGTAGGGTATATCCTTGAACGTCAATATCGGTTCTAATAAAATCAAACTCAGAATACTGTGGAAAACCATCCCAAGGTATGTTTGAGTTAATCGGTAAAGGTGGAACTGACGGAAAATTTCCTGACGGATAATATGAAGCGGCATTTGAAACTGCATTAGTATAATATAAATTATCTCTAAATGGGGGATAACTCGTGGATCCCGTATAAGAGTTTTCAAATACAACCATAAACTTGGTGACGGGTCTAAATGTAAAAGACAATTGACGTTCTTCATCAAATACGGTCGCCAAATTCAAATCAACACTTCTGTCAAATTCAACGAGTTCTTTTTGACTTTGCACCAAAGGCAGACTCATTTGTTGGTCTTGCTTTGGGGCTCCCTTGAATCTTTGTGTTGATTCTATAATTCTTGTTGTTGGATCAATTTGCATTATTCTTGTTCAGTTGGGACGTATAGTTTATAAAATCTATTAATAGCTGTTTTTCCGTTATTCAACCCAAAATAAAAATGATATGGTGCTCCAACCACAGTAACTGATGATGTTGTTATTGATGCACTTGGGGCTCCTTGTAATATGTTGGCCAAAGGTGTTATTGGTAATGGATCACCGTTTATATCGAAACTTGCCAAATAACCAAATTTGGTTAAGTTTGTTTGATATTTACCCGGAATACTTGTGAAGTCCAAATCTTGATATCTTTTTTGATAAAATCCTGAATTGGAGCTAGCGTTTGTAAACCAATTATTATCTTCAGATCCAAATATATTTGGTGTTCCAACAACATCTTGAGGAGTTGTAATTGCCCATCTATAATGAGGAACAACTTGTGATTTTGGATATCCAAAAGACTCTTCGATCAATGGTGTAAAACTATAGGTTTCAATACCTGGTGACATAATTTTTCTGTATCTCAACTCATCGGTATTTGCGGTAAAAAACAATCCCATAATAGGTCTTATTTTTTTTGGTGGAAGTGCGTTTGGAATACCATTTTGATTATCTCCAAAATAAATGTAATTTGCTGAAGGAATGTTTTCTGTAATAAAAGGTAAAACTTTCCATTCAGAATTTATTGACAACATTTGAGCAAAATCACCATCAATTCTATCTCCACCTCTATTACTGTTGAAAAATTGTATTATTCCAACACCTTCACCACTACTTTGTCCAATATTAATTGGTAACATTCTGTTTCGTGTCCCCTCATTAGTTAATCTTGATAAAAATCCTAATTGTATAATATCTGAATTATCTTGATAAGAAGTAGTTTTTATTTGGTCAACGTAATATGAACCCGCAGATTGAGTTTGATTAGATGAACAACAAATTTCATTTGTGAATGAGTCTCTTGGGCCTAAATCAACAATTGTGGTTGGAAATTGAATTTGTTTGGAATTAAATCCGGTGTATAAGTTTGTATTTTGGGAAGGTATAGGAGCGTCTTTTCCAATGAAATCTGATCCGTTCCATGGTGATGATCTATAGTAAAACACATTGGTCAGTGAGTTAAATACAATGACATCATCACAATATTTGTAGTTCGCGATTCCTGTCAAATTGAATGCACTTCTTTTGTTGAAACTATACATATATAAAACCCCGTTGATCCAATTGTTTTGGAACACTTGAGCAAATACTCCACGACAAGCAGCAAAGTTCATCATAAATCTAACTTTCCATTCCAAAAACAATCTTATGTCGTCTAAAATTTGTAGAATATAGGGTCTGTTGATCAAACAATAACAACCATTGATCATTCTATCTTGTGGAACATCACATTGTCCTGCCGGTAATACTCCAACATTATTTCCTGAACCACTATAACAAGCCAAAGGAACCATCCCTTCACATGTCAAAGTAGATGTCAATCCCGAAATCACGTCATCAGAGTCTTGAGATTCTCCCGAAGCTGGATCACCACCAGCATAAATCGATGGTGCCGATACAATTCCGTTACTTGTGAAAATTGCAAAGTTGTTGTTTTGGTGTAGAGCGTATCCTGTTCTATTTCCCGCACCATTTTCAATTCCTGTTGAAGTTGGTAGTCGGTCACTTCTCATTATGATTCTGGACGAGTCAGAGAAACTGATTGGTGATAATGCAAATCTATAATAAGCGGATGAATATGAAGAACTCAAAACACCACCAGCACTATTAGACCCAAAGTTATTACTTGTGCTTTGTGATTTGTAATACTCACTAACCTGACATGAATTATTACAAGAACCACCACTATCAGTTTCTAAAGAATAATTAAACGAAGAGTTGTTAGACCATCCGGCAAATGAACCCCCACCAACATAATCAATCTGATTTCTCGGTTGTGTATATGAACTCACTTGTAAAAACCCTGTTGGTAAAATTAAAGAACCAACACTTTGCCAATTCATAAAAGGTGCTGGAATATATGAGGTGGATATTGCGTCATCGGTGCTTAAGTAGTAATACGGTAAATTTGACGTAAATGCTGTATAGTTAGAAGGACTAATATTAAAACTATAAGATGGGAAATATAAATGAGTGTCGGTATTTGAAACAGAATTATGACTTCTTGGTTTATTTCCCGATGGGTATGATTGAATTGGGATATTCAAATAATAACTCCCTTCTATTTCTACATTTCCGTTGGTTGTGTATCCGAAAATTGATGAAAGGTCATATCGTATAGTCTGTTTTGGGGTGTGTGGATCGACACCTCTTGTAAAAATACAAACTTCAAATGTTTCATATCCAGGGAGTAATCTAACCACATCGTTAATCGACCAAGCACTAAATGTATTTATATAATTAACAACATCACAACTTGGAACCGCAATTTGAACGTTATGGAACAAATAAGCCGAATTGTATGATCCTGAAGTCCCTAACGAACTATTTTCAAAATCCGAAACAGTCATACCTGTTATTAATTGGAAATATTCCATATCTGTAGCAAATTTCAAGTAGTCTTGTTCGACTAATGTGTTTCCTGTGACGGGTAGTTGTGAAACTTGGGGAACATCAATTATAATATTTGCCTGTGAGTTAGTTTGCCCGTTGGGGTCAGTTGGGTTTGCATAATTTACAACAACATTTGTTTGTCCCGTTATTGTTGTTCCTGTAATAGCATTGTTATTAAATTGGTTAGAAGTTCCTCCTGTTAAATTAAATTGTCTATTTGTAGATCCTGAATCAGTATAATTTGGATCTTGGAAAGTGCATAAATTTCCTACACCAATAGAACTTGTTGCACCTGCGTTCATAAGAACAACGACTACTTGGTCGTTAAATGTGGCACTTGCCTGATTTGTATTGATTGAGGGATTAACCCATGTTGATATTCTATTTTTACCTGTAAAATACTTATCTCGAGTATTGAATTCATTTAGTTTTTGAGGAAAAGTGTCGGTCAAAGGATATGCAAAATATCTTCTGTCGGCCGCAGCTCCCTTTTTTTCAGCAGACCACAAGAAAGGTTGTGGTGCATGTAATAAATAAAACTCGTTATTGAAAAGTCTATTTGGGTTATTGGAAGACAACACGTCATATCCTGATATGGTTCTTTTTAAATCTAGACTAGCCTGAACCACTACATCCAAAGATATGTCGTTATTATTTAATAATGTTTCGAAAGATTCATAATTTCCACCATATCCAAATCCACAATCGTATGGTTCGCTCCCATCTGCGAGTTTTAATAAATTGGGGTGTGTAATGTTATAAAGGTTTGCACTATTGACAGGGGCAATAAGAGTGTTAACTGTAGTCAAAGTCACGGTATATGGTAAATCACCAGCCCCATTATTATAATCAGTGGCCGCTTGTATTTGATTTCCAGTATCTTGATCCTCATTAATACCACAATCACACTCACAACTTGTGCAATCGGGATAAGCAATCATCGGTAATCCAATTCTTGGAAACCCTGGTATTTCAGGTATGTTGATATTAAAGATTCTTCTTATGGCGTTTACTATGGTTCTAATTAACTGCCATATTGCTGCCACAATGTGAATTACAAATATCAAAGACATTATTGGCCATGCCAAAATGTTTAATAATAAATTCACAACAAAGAATATAAAATCGAAATTTCTTATTATATCATTTACCGGAAAAGTGTTTACCGTTGATTTACAGCTTCTATTGTCAATTTCTTTAATTCCCAAATGTTTTCCTCTACCGATACCTTTTTTATATCTGTCTAAAAACATCGCAGTGGTATATACCTTATTGAACCCAAATTGATAAAAGGTGTCTTCACAATCGATCGCGTCTTGGACATTTACATAATCGTCCCAATCAGTGCTGAAAGCATAAGATTTATATACATCAAACAACTGAGCCGGTATTTGAGTAAAAGTAATATCTTGTGGTTGTGTCGGATCTATTGGAGTTGCAATAATTTGTATAGTATCCCCAATGTTAAGATTTATTGAATTCAAAGATCCAATATAAACGGATCCATTAATTAATATTTGAAAAGACTCTACGTTACTTGTCTGTGGATTAGATAAACCTTCTTGTGTTAGAAACACTACGGTGTTTCCTGTTGTAGCACCAACGGGTAATTGATAATTATAACTTCCAATCAAAGTAGGATCAAATGGATCGTTTGATGAGTTAGTCCACCCATATTCTTTAATGTTTGGAACCAAAAAATCGGCCCTCATAAAACTATTCTGAAGTCCTTGTTCGTTTTGCCATCTAAACTTGAATCTGTATTTCGCTTTAGTTGGAACTCCAACTTTAGGATCATTTGAGATTGCTAACTGACCAAATTCGTTGGTAAAAACATAATCTAAGTTCATTGGGACGTTTAATACAAATGTCCCATCACCATCAATTACTTTTCCATCTTCTTCAATCTGATATCTTTCCAAGATTGGTAATCCATTTGTGTCAGAGAAAATGGTTTGTCTAATTGCTTGTATTTCACCAGGACCCGCAATTATTTCACATAAGTTACCTGTGTTATTCTTGGGTTTGCAGGATACTTTTAGGGCGTCGTCATCGGTTGTTGAAATGATAGAACCCATAAATATTGCTGTTGGTTCTATTGTTAAATTAGCCTGTTTAGTAAGGTCAAAATCTACTCTAGTAATTCCAACTTGACATAAATCATTATCACCCCAAAAAGGTCTAACATCCACATCAAAAATTAAGTTTTTAATTTGTGGTAGTTCTTGTAAGTTGGTAGATGATTTGAATCTCGCACCATTTACTTGAGTTTCAGTCGCCAAACCTTGTCTAATCAAATCTTGTGGTGATAATGAAAAACAACCAATATCGGATAAATCTACATCCATAACGATTGTTTGTGTTCCAACAGGAACTCCAAAAATCATAAAATCACCACTTTCATTTGTTGTTACTGTAAATCTATAATATTTGTCAAATACTTCGATATATGATCCATCCATTAAAACATCCCCTTTGTTCGGAAACGATCCTGTTGAAACATGCCCATTATATGACGGCAATTTAGGAAGTAGATTATACCTATAACCATCCTCATTTGTGTCGGTGATTGTTTTGTATGGATATAATTCTGTAATCACAGGATCTAATTCATCTGCAGGCTCTAAAGGAATGAATACTGATACTTTAGCATTTGGTAAACCAAACCCATTATTTACAAATACTCTACCTGTTACAACTCCGTAATCGGCACAAAATCTCGTATAAACGTCGTTTGCCAAGATCTTCAAAGAAAGTATTTCTAATTGCTCCCAATCTTGTTCTAAATTGACGTTTATATATTTATCAACCCCAATTTGGGTTCTTATTCTATATGATTTGGGCATTTAATTTGGTTTTTTTCATAAATAGTTTATTTCCCATTTTCATAGAAAAATACACTTGATTACAAAAAAATAAATCACTAAGAGAAATTAACAGATGTTAGATTAAGAACTCTAACATTTATATCCTTATTTGGGTATCTAATCTGATATATTTGTGTTGGTGTTGCAAAAATAGTATCGGCGGTTGGTCTAATTTGTCTTGTTAAAGGATCTGAATATGGCATCGATGTTTGTGATGATGAATATTGTCCCCCAACTTGATTAAAGAATTGAATATCAGATATACTAACAATTCCATTTTCCGCCTGTATTAGTCTTCTCAACTCTGAAATATTAACGTTTTGACCGAGTTCTCTAACAAGAGGATTAAAGAAGTTTCCAATTATTTGAATTGTTTTTGCAACTATCGCTCCTTGGTTTTGACTATTGTCTAATACAACATCAACAACAACAGAAAGATCTATTGTTTCCGCAGCTTCAACAGAAATGTAATCATTTATCATTCTGTAGTTTGATAAGTAATTAGCTACGTTTTGTTTTAATGTGTTTGACACAACGTTTGTTAAAGTTCCGTTTGCATCATACGACAACATTTTAATTCGTATTTTGTTATTTTCTTCTGTAATCGCAACTTTTGCAGGTGCCCCAAATTGTGCCGGCATCGTTCTTAAAATTGAGTTGTAATCATTTACGGTTACCGCCCTGTTTTGAGCCGCAAAATTAAACGACACCATGTTTCTAACATCTTCGGTTGTTGGTGGATTTGCTCCTCCGATAGCTGCGGTCACATTATTACATTGTAAGCTGTTGATTACACTTCTATTTGCAGTCTCTGATGGTCCATTTACCGCAAATGAAACGGTCCCAATTTGATTAATTGTGTTGATTCCAATATTACTTGCCAAACCACCACCAATTCTATACTGAATAAATAATGTCGTATTAGGAGTAAGTGCGGCTCCCATTGCGTAATTATTCGTATATCTACTTAAATCAAATCCTTTACCATCACGAGCAAATTCTCTTAGTTGTTCTTCTGCCGAAATGTTACCACCACCAAATGTCAATTTACAATAACTTTCAGGTGTAAATTCAGAAATAAATTTATTTGATGTTGTTATATATCTTCCAACTTTAATTCCCGGTTGGTCTGAAACCTTGGTCGGATCTTCAATGAATACTCTGTCTTGAACCAAAGCATCTACCTCAAACCATCTTTCAGGACCAATTGTTAAAAAATCTTGTGGGTTTGGAATTGTCGAATATTGAGTTCCAGGTTTCAAAAGAACACTTGTAATTCCTAATACATTTTTTTCAGGTAAAAATAATTCAAAATATGGTTTAACATCATTCGGTGTGATTGTTCTTTTGAATACTTTTGTTATTCCGTTGACAACAACTTCTCTTTTGACAATTGTGTAATTCAATAACTTTCCACTAGAATCAAAGTTTGGTATTTTAACTCTATTTGGCGATCCTTCAGCGTTTATTGGTGATGCAAAATCAATATCATATACAGTTTCGAAAGGTTGTCCTCCACCATTAACTTGCGATCCTCTTCTTAAAACTCCACAATATCTAAGGTCCTCTCTATCTCCAAACGCAGGAACGGTGATTGAAAAATCAACTAAAGCCACAGACGGTCTTTGACCGGGAACTTTTAATCCGTAAGTTCTTGCAATATTATATATTGAGTTTTTTTGTTGGGCAAATTGTAATACGGTTTCTTGTATGCTTCTATCTATTTGATAATTAAGGTTGTCAGTAACGGCAGCATTTAGATCCATCATCACTGAGAAAATTCCAGCATCGTTAAAATTTTGAACTAAATCAGGATAATAAGTTCTTGTAAAATTGATAAGTTCAGTTCTAACCCCCTGAAAGTCTCTTACGGTATAGGATATTTTTTTTTCTGCCATATAACTTTAAATATTGATTATGACAAAATCTTGTGACTCAAAAGCCGAGTCTGTAATTCTGTAATCTATTTTTATTTTTGCGGTATGTTCCAAATTTGCAATGTTGGTTACTCTAAATTCTCTTTCACCATATTGGTTTATGGTGTCTCCTTTATTTTCTAAACCAGCAGATGCCGGCTCAACGGTAATGTTTGTAACTTGTAAGTTTGGCATATACGTTCTTATAGAGTCTTGGATTTCAGATTCTATATCTGAAAAAGTTGGCCCATCCAAGGGTTCGAATATATATTCATATAACCTTGATCCAAAATCGGGTAAAA